GTAGTATCCTTGATACTGATAGTCCTGGCAAGTGGTGGGAAGAGAAGGCTACTGTCAACTCACTCAATCAGATTGTACCTTACTTAGGATACACAACCTCAGCAATACTACAAGCCTTACCTTATACACCAGCCAAGTTGCTGGGCAAGGTGATTGGTACTGGTACTTTTGCATCACAATATAACTCCAACTACACAGACACACTACAAGAACACACTGAGAGAGCAGGCAGAGAACTTACCGATGCTGAGAAAGCTTGGGTAGGTGTGGTCTCTGGTGGTGTTGTTGCTCTTGATAGACTCGTTCCTGCTAAACTAGGTAAGGATACTGTCAAGAAGTTTGGTGGTATAGGTGGTTTAAAAGCAAGCCGTGAACAGATTATTAAGAGGCTAAATACTGCTAGACAAAGTTTAGGTAAGTCCCTAAGAGAAGGTGGTTCTTATGCTGGTAAGAAGTTCTCTCAAGAAGCACTAACAGAAGCTGCACAGAAAGTGCTACAGATTGGTACGTCACAAGACCCTGGCTACTTGTTCACTCCTGAGGGTGGTAAGTCTATAGTAGACGAAGCTGCAATCGCTGGACCAACTGCTGGTATATTGTCAACACCACAGTCTATCCTTGCTGGTACTGCACACAACAGAGATATAGCACGAGCACGAGGAGAGGCTAACACCTTCAACAAGATACAGCAGACAATAGCTAAAGACCTATATGATTCTACTGGTATCAAGACAAGTGAATACAACACTAAGAATGACCAAGTTAAGAACTGGATTGATATTCCTGAGTCTGCTGAGTCCAACCTAACTAGACTATCTAACTGGACTGAGAAGAAGACAAACGTAAACCCTATTGAATCCTTAAAAGATATTGCAAAGGTTGCTGCATTCAAAGCACCTTCATCTTTATTAGAAGCAAGAGATTCTCAGAAGACAGGCAAAGGATACTCCCTATGGGATAACATAATCAAGAAGATGATGCCTGTAGGTTCATTCTCTGGAGAGTCTGGTGATGTTAGAGACTTTACCCAGCGTAAGGACTACTGGCACTCTGAATTTTATCAAGATATTTCTGATATATTAGATAAGCTTGCGCCTGCTAAGCCTGGGCAACTGACTCAGCCTAAGATTAAGAAAGAACTGAATGACTACATTCGTGGCTACCTTGATGGTGGGATTAAATATAGAAGACCTGACCTAATACCTAACAAGGATATGGACAAAATCAGAGCCAAGCTATATGAGGTTGGTCAGAAGCTTAAGACAGAAGCAGACGCAGGATTTATAGAGAACTACCTACATAAGCCAGTAAGTGCTGAGAATGTTAAGGCAGATAGAGAAGGGTTTATTAAATCACTCCTTGCTTCTAGTAAGATAGCCTACGATAGGTCTACAAAAAAGGACAAGTCTAACTTCATATATCAGGAAGATGAGACCAAAGCCCTAGAGAATGCTACTCGTATTGCTGCTGAGATTGCACAAGGAAGAGACCCACTAGTACAGACATCAAGATATATCAGACAGCTAAGTAAAGATAAGAAGAGTGGCAGACCTAGGGAAAGCTTTGAGAAGGCTAGGAGTCTTGAGTGGAGTGGTTACAAGAATAAGGATGGTGTCAGGATTGGTGGTATTGATGACTCATTCAGAGAGCAGGATATTTCTGTCGTACTAGAGCAGTACCTATCTAAGGCTGCTACTCGTGTGACATCTATCGAAGCCTTTGGTGTGGATGGTAAGGGTCTTCATAAACAACTAAGAGAATTAAAGAAGCTAGGTGGTGCTACACAAGACCAAGTCAACAAGACGTGGGATATATATGATGCCCTACATAACGTCTATAGAAGAGATGTTAGTGAGCAGGAGGACAGATGGCGTGGTGTGTCTAAAGGACTCACTACTGTAGCTGCCATCACACACCTAGGTCTAGCCACACTGTCATCACTATCAGAAGTTGTATGGATTGGTGAACGTGCTGGCTTCAAGAGTATGTTCAAGACACTACCTAGTGCATTCAAGTACACCTTCCAAGGAATAAGAAGAGGAACAACAGGCAAGCACCTAGGAAGAAGTGAGGGTAATAAGGTACTGGCTAACCTAGGCTTCAACCTTAATCCTATGATGAACGAAAGACTTGACCAGTTGTTCTCAGCTGACAGGAATGCTGTGCTTAGTATGTACTTCCGTTCACCTTTTGGTATGATGCTAACACAGTGGACTAACTTCAATAGAAACTGGGCTGCTCAGGCAGGTATGGCTACTATGAATAGAAGAGCTAAGGGGCTGGTCAACGGTAGTATAGACCCTATGGACAAGCGTAGATTACTGAACGAATTAAAAGAGAATGGTATAAGTCTCAACGAGTTTAAGCAACTGGCTGACCTATCAAAGGATGATAAGGGCAACATCAATATTAATATGGTTAATGATGCTTACCTAAGTAAAGACTTTATTAGAGAAGATGGAACTAAGACCAGAGTTAAAGATGTGATACACCCTTGGGTACACAAGCTTGTTACCGAGGTGATAGTACATCCAACAGCAACTAACAAACCCTTATGGATGTCAGACCCAACACTGTCTGCTATAGCACAGCTTAAGTCTTTCCCTATTGTGTTTGGTAATACAGTTGTTAAACGATTGTGGAGGAAGCTTAAGCCTAGTGCTTGTGGTGCAGACTTTGGATTGGCTATGTCAGCCATCGCTAGTATTGCTGCAGCTATGGCTGTTGCACAGATTGGTGAGGAGATTAAGGCAGCTATTAAAGGACAAGAGTCTGAGGCTACTTGGATTGACATAGGTAACACTGCAGGTTTGTTTGGTTCAGGTGGTATATTAATAGGAAGTAAGTATGGTGACCTAACGTCATCAGTATTAGGTCCTTCACTTGATGCTTTAGTTAACAAAGGCTTCGGTGATATAATCGCACCAGTCACTAGAGGTGAGAATGATATGACAGATATTCCTGTTGACCTAGGTGAGTGGCTTATCAGTGGTGTTAAGGGTGCTCTCGGTGCTTCTGGTCATCTTATGTTTGGAGAAGACGAATGAGTAAGTGTGATATTAAAAAGATGCCTGGCTACGTTGATGCTTCTAAGATAAAGAACAAAGGTCTTGAGATGAAGGTTGAACAGTTATTGACTAAGTATGATGTGGTCACCTATCACGGCACAGACTCTGCAGAAATAGAAGGAGGCTCTTTTGATGTGACCAGAAGAAGTAAGAACTCAAGTATGCTCCCTCAGGGTCTGTATTCCACACCAAGCCAGTTGGAAGGCGCTGGCTTTGGTTCTAGTGTATACAAGCTTGGTGTTAGAAAAGGAAAAGTATATAACTTCACAAATCCAAAAGAGAATGAGAGGTCTTCAGCTATGGTTTCTGCATATAGAGAGGCACTTCACAACTCAGGATATACTGGGGAATGGGCTGAGGGATTAGTGGGAGATTTTGTGGATACTGGATTTATGAAGCCAGGAATATCCGCGGAGGACAAGACCAAAGTTCTTCTAGCAGGAGGATATGATACTGTTATGGATGGTAGTCGACATCTTATCTCTCTCAACCCTAACAGAGATGTTAAAATCCTAGGAAGACAGGACAGTGAGTCAATTAAAGAAAGGTCTGATGCTAGGAAACGTAAGAAGTTCTGGCACAATAAGAACAAGTAACCTACACTCACCCAATAAAAACCCCTGGCATACACATCGTACACCAGGGGTTTTTAGTCTGTGCTACTTAATTATTTATAAGTAGTTTGATTGCCTTGCTCATACTGTACGGGGAAGTTGTGGTTATGTTTAGTAACTTTATTCTCCGCATCAATCTCATCCATAAAGTTATTGGCTTCTTGGATGTACCAACGAGGCTCGAAGAATGAGTAAGGGTTGTAAGCGAAGACACCGTTGTCCTTTTCCCAGCTGTTGTTGTCAAAGAAACCAGCAGATGCTGATGTAGCTGCAACCAGTACAGCGATAGCGATAATTTTGTTCATATGAATACTCCATAAACTATATTAGGAAAGTCTAATATAGAGGAGGGTATTATACCAGATTATTAATTAGATATTGCACTGAATGTACAATCATCTATAGACATATATCCTACCTTCTTAGTCTTGTAGCTAGAAACACCATAGCTTGTTGTATTTGGCAGGTACTTATTCTCCCACTTGAAATCATACTGCTTCCTACATAGGTCACTCACGTTAAAGACATATACTCCTTTGGGTGTGGATACACAGTAGAGGAACTCTCTGTCTGTCTTGTCTGCTTCTTCCTTGACACAGTCTAGCTTATCATACTCTATAAGCAGTGTTTCGTAGTGTGCATTCCTACACTTAAGTTCTGCTAGGTATTTGTCTGACTCACCATCCCACCTACAGAACCTATTATCTGATGTACTGTCCAGCTTCAACTTGAAGTTGGTGTTTAGGTTGTCTAGTAGTTGTTCTTCTGTCATAGTATCTCCTCAATAGTTTCTTCTGTGTACCACTTGAAGTTGTTCTTCTCAGCCCACTCCACCTGTGTGTAGTAAGTACCATCCCTTCTCTTCTTAGCACCAGGCATCCTAGTCTTAACACTGTAGAACAAGAACACTAACTCCTTGTCCTTAGGTAGTGTCTTCCTCACCCAGATGTACTTAGCTGCTTCTGATGACTCCAAGAACCTGCCCTTTGCTTCAATAATATACTTGCCTATTACGAAGTCTGGGTGGTACTTGTGCTCTACTGTGTATGGTACTGGCTCTGTATGGTAGTCACAGTCCTTAAGAACACCGTCCCTAAGCTCACCCTCCCACTTAGAATCAGCATCTCTCTGTATAGCCTTCCACTTGCCCTTCATTCTGAACGCTGCTACTGGCATTACTTAGTCTCCCCGTGATGACCACCACCACACGTCTTAAACCTAGGTGTTGACATAATCTTTTTAGTGTTCTTACTTGTACACTCAGGACACCTGCCTGAGTTGTTCATATCTGCCATAGAATTAGTTCTCTCATACTTGTGCTCACAGTTGTTGCACATATAGTCATATCTCATCGTCTGGTAGCTCCTTTAGTTTAGCCCAGTATTCCTTCTCGTTTACTACGTGCTCTACTTCCCTAGGACCTGCCCCATAATCAACATAGTGTAGACCATCGTTACCGTTCTGACCTACTACATCCATCCTCTCTTCAATCAGTTGGTCGAAGTAATCTTCCATAAGACTAACAACTTCTTCCTTCATCTTATCTAGGTTCATTTCCAGTANCCTCTTATGAAGTTATCGTGTTCATCTGCTTTCCTATTTACTCTCTTCTTTAGTTCTTCCTCAAGCTCTTTTATCTTCTTCAGAAGGTCGGCATATGTAGGTATGATAGGTATGCTCATCCTTTGTACACTCTCCTAACAGTCCTATCACTGTCCTTACCAACACCTGACATAGATTCCTCTACGTTATTCCTAGGGTTCTTAAGGGTGGTGTCAACAGTAGCTAAACCAACCCCATCAAGAGCTGGTCTATTGGTTGTGTGAACCCTGTTGCCAAAGCTGTTGGCTACTAGGTCTTGGTTCTTTGGTTTCTCAAACATCCGCACTCTCCTTAGCACTCTGCTCTAGCCTAACACCTGTTATTAAAGCCTCTAGTTCTTTGAACGTAACATCCTTTGAACACCCACCTTCCCTTGCTAGTGTTGCATACTGCATAGTCTTCTCTAGTTCTCTGCTCCCGTGCTTACTTAGGAACATAGTCAGTGAGTACATCCACGAGGGTGCACTTCCATCTCTTACTTTTATCTGGTCTCCAATCTTTACCATCTTATTTCTCCTTATTATTTACCAGCCCCAAGTACCTGTCATACCTACTGCTGAGTAATCAGTAACAGTCTTCTCAAAGAAGTTACTCATACTGTCACCACTTGTTAGTTCCTCTACCCACGGTAGGGGATTCTCTTTAACTTTGAAGTTACCCTTCAACCCCATCTGTATTAATCTCCTGTCCGCCAGATAGCGTATGTACGTTTTAACTTCACCTTTATCAAGACCCACAATATCCCCACTCTCGTAGGCAAGGTCAATAACTTTGTCTTCAAGCTTGACAACTTGTCTCGCCATACTGTATATATCTCTTTTAAATTCATCATTCACAATCCTCGGATGTTCATTACAAAATTCCCTAAACAACCGCGACATCCCTTCACAGTGCATAGTCTCATCTCTGATTGACCATTCAACCACAGTATTCATACCCTTCATCTTACCCATACGTTGATAGTTAAGTAGCATAACAAAGGCACTGAATAGACTAACACCCTCGTTGAATACAGACAGCGCAATAGCAGTAGCCATCCCGTGTTGGGTACTAGTATCAGCATCCTTCATAAACTCCACCTTCTCCACCATAGCATCATACTCAAGGAACATACTGTACTCACTCTCGTGTAGTCCTAGTGTGTCATTCAGTAGTGCATAGGCACGCTGGTGTACTCCCTCTCTTGCTGCAAAGCTAAGCAACATATTACGACATTCGTTGTTACGAAAGTAGGGTATAAACGTATCACAATAGTTACCCCCTACTACCACATCTGATTGAGTGAAGAGTCTGAGTATCTGTGTGATGTGATTCTTCTCTACCTCACTCAGTGTACCATCCTTCCACTGTGTTACATCATCACTGAGATTAACTTCCTTCTCAGTCCAGTGTAAGTCCTCGTGCTTCTCTGCCATCTCCATAGCCCAAGGGAAGTAGAACGGTTTGAATACTTTGCTCTCTTCTGTTAACCTTGACACGCTAGACATTCGTCATCCTCCATAAAATCTTTAAGGGCTACTCTCTCTACCTTCTTACCCACATTCTCAGCACTAGAGTTGGCGCTGGTGCGTAGGTAGTATAGGCCTTTCAACTTACCCTTCCACGCCTTGAGGTGTACCTTGTTGACATATCCCTTATCACTACCAGCAGGGAAGAATAGGTTTACTGACTGTCCCTGACAGATAAACTCTTGTCTGTCACTAGCGTGCTGCACCACCCATTCCTGGTCTAACTCAAAGGCTGTCTTGAATACATCCTTCTCCCAGTCAGTAAGGTAGTCTAGCTGTTGGACACTACCGTTGTGGTGATTGATGTTGCGCCACTCTCTGTCTGTCCAATCCTCATCCTTACCTAGTCGTAGTCTGTGCTCTTCAAGAACAGTCTCTAAGTATTTATTCTTGATGAGGTGTGAGCCTATGCGTGTCTTATGTACGAAGCTATTAGACTTGAGTGGCTCAATAGATGGTGATGTACCAAGTATCATACCACTGTTAGCGTTGGGTGCTACTGCTAGTAGATGTGAGTTACGTCTACCACTGCCAACACCATCAAGATACTCACCTCGTACATCAGCCAGTGCTTTAGTAGCCTCGACTGCTTGCTCCTTTATAAGACTGAACATCTTTATGTTCCTACCAACAGCCATCGCTGACTCCCAAGGTATGTTCTTAGACTGTAGGTATGAGTGGAAACCCATAGCACCGAGACCTAAGCTACGCTCCCTTACTGCTGAGTACACTGCCTTCTTCAAAGCATCAGGTGACTCATCAATAAACTTGGTGAGTACGTTGTCCAGCATAGTAATCAAGTCACATACTAACGATGTTTCACTCCACTCCTCAAAGAGTTCAAGATTGAGGGAGGAAAGGCAACATACTGCCGTGCGATTTTCATTTGTGGGCAGATGAATCTCATTACATAAATTGCTTCCCTTAATTTTGAGTCCATATTCTTTTAGTTCCTTTGGTAATTGTCTGTTAGATTCATCAATAAAGTTTAGGTACGGTTCACCAGTTCTGAACCTCGTCTCCATAATTCTTTCCCACAAATCCCTAGCCCGTACCACATCACGTATGCTACCATCGTGAGGGTCAACCATATTCCAATCCCCATCAGCAACAACGGCATCCATAAAATCATCAGTAATATTGACAGCGTTGTTAATATTGAAGCACTTACGATTGCTATCCCCTCCAGTAGGTATCCTAATATTGAGGAACTCGATAATGTCTGGATGACTGATGTCCAAGTACGCTGCATAACTTCCCTTCCTTGTCTGACCTTGTTTGTATGCAGTCATAGCTGAGTCTGCTACCTTGATGAATGGTATTGGTGATGGTGCTTTGTCACTCACTGCACGAACATCTGACCAGTGACCCCCGACTCCACCGCCCTTAACACTGAGCCAAGCCAGCTCTGATTGGTGCTCAATAAGACCATCAAGAGTGTCAGGTACGTAACTAAGAAAACAAGAAATAGGTAGTCCTTGAGCCTGCTCTCCTGGAGCTGGAGCGTTACTAAGTATAGGACTACTAAACATAAACCAACCACTAGATACAGCATCATATAACCTCTGTGCTAACTCTGTATCCCCATCACTGTAAGCTACACACGCTCTAGCATAGGCTTCTTGTGGTGACTTCTCATCACCTCTAAGGTAGTAACCACTGACCAGCTCTCTTGCCTGCTCAGTCATACTCTTGTCTTTAGTTCTGTCTATTACTATCCCTAAGTATTCAGTCCTCATTCGTAACCACCATCTCAATCATCTCTTCACCATCATCATTAAGATAGATTTCATAGGTAAGGCTTCCTCTGTTGTGCATAACCACAGCATCCATCATACCTTCCTTGTATGCTCTCTTGTCTGAGTAGTATGTCCA